CCATTGGGGCTGGCGGACGAGTTGTCAGTCCACGAGATCCAGTAGGGAACACCGAACATCTTCAGGTTGTCGGTCGAAGTCGTGGGAGCGCTCCAGAAGCGCGTTTCCATGTGCTTCGCAAGGTCAACCATTGCGTCGTGCCGACGAATACGAACCAGGTCAACGATCTGAGCTGGACTACGGTTCATGGCGATTTCACGACGCTCGATTGCGTAGTTAGTCGTCATGTGCCGCCACGGAACGTTAGCCGTGGTCATCACATCTGAGACGTTGACGCTGTCAACTTCGTAAAGCCCGGTGTCGCGGGTCGCGCCGCTGGTTCCGGTCATCACGTTCCACTGGAGAGCCTGTCCTGACTGGTACGAAACCTTCTCACGCTGAAGGATCATGGGCAGAGCCACATATTCCTGCAAGTCGTAAGAGAGGTCAGTCCAGCGCAGGCGACCAAGATCACGCTGAGTAGTCGTGATCAGATCAGCAATGTCTGCTGCTTGGAGAGTAGCCATCTTTAATCCTTACTGCTATTCAAAAATCTCACTAGCTTGATCACTAACAGCAAATCCAATGTCCTTCATCTTGTTAGCAACATTCTGAACAGCTTTTTCCCTGCCCGAAAGCATGTCTCCGCTGTTGTTGGTGTTGCTGGCACGAGAAATAAACTGGCTTTCTCTGTTCTTCAAGCGTCCCGAGAGTTCTTGTCTAGCAAATTCTTTTGCTTGTTCACCGAACACGCCATTAACGGCGCGGTCGAAGATTTCTTTTTCGGAAGGCATTCGCTTTTTACGAGAGCGATACCCGTCCTTGAGAACATCAATTTCCTCAAGGACTGATTTTCGATTGGAGACCTGCTGAGTATTCTGTTCTTTGTCAGAACCAAACACCTCAGACCATTCATCTTCAAGCTGGTTGAAGAGTCCGTCTGTTTTGCTTGCTTCGTTCGATTTATTCATTGACTCAAGCTGATTGGTAAGGCGGTCAATCTTGGCCTTCATGGCCTTGACAGCTTTTGCTGAGTCAGAATCGATTGCTTCTTCAGGGTCAATATCGTCAATCCAACTAACGTCGTCGCTTGGAGTTTCCTCCGCATCACCGCCAGTGGCAGTGGAATCATCTACATCGCTACGAATTTCCTGGGTCTTAGACTCAAGCAAGTCCAAAACAAACTTTTGCTGCTCAGGCGACCCCATATTGGAGAGGTCATCTTGACTCAGCCCAGCTTCTTTTGCTCTTGCAATAATCCCATCAGGCAGCTCATCCTCTTCATCACTACTGTCAGAGTGATCGCTGTCTGGAATAGACTCAGGAACCTCGGTAATTTCAGGATCTTCAAAATCCCAGGGGTCCTTTGATTCAATTTCCTCATTCTTCTCTTCAGCCATCGCCATATCCACCATTTCTGTCGTAGAAGCCTCGGGCTTTCATGTATCTAGCCCTATGACCCCTGCTTTCAAAGATTGCTTGTCCAGTATTACTGTCGAAGCGTGTAGGTACTCCCATTTCAGCCGATGCTTTGCCCGCCTCAACAACATCAGACGGGTGGACACCACAAGCATCGCTCTTCATCGGCCAATTTTGCGAAAAAGAAGAGCCTGAGCCTTGTTCTGCGCCAAAATCTCTCTCCCAGACCACCCCATTGTCGTCTGTATAAGAGTTTTCGTTGGTTTTGGCTTCCATCTGGCTAATAGACCAGATGACCTCAAGCGATTCTCCTGTTTCTTTGTTGCCAAAGCAATATGTCGGCATTAACTCATTCCTTCAGCCATCTGGCCTGCCTGGGCTGGCTGTCCTCCGCCAGCAAGAAGCTGCATCATAGCCTCATCTCTACCTTCTCTGGTAGATCCAGGGATGTTTTGTCTAACTTGTGTCCTTTGAGTGACTGGAGACTGGGTTGGACGCTCTCCTGCGCCGCCCATCTCCTGCATTTGCTGCATCTTTGCCATCTCAGATTGATCGAACTGGGAAATGATGTCGTTAAGCTCTTCGGTATTGCTGTATTTGGCCATCAACTCGAAGAACTTGCCCATATCTGCCTTGATTCCCTGCTGCTGAAGGATNGGAGCAAGTGGAATCACGAAGCCTTGCATCAATTCACCAAGNGTCTTGGCCTTTTCAGATGGGCTACGGTCGACCATTGAGTATGGAGCGATGTCGATTTCGTATTCAGTGATTGATCCTTCTCTAATTTCTGGACTAAATTCAACAGAAGCCTCAAAATTTGTGTCAGGAATCTTAGTTAGAACCGTCGGAGACGCAACGGGGTCGTACCAAAGGTATCTGCCAAGCGTGTTGACCACGTTTTTGACAGCTCTGGTGGCCGATTCCTGCATGTCGGCAACCCTGGCCGATGCAGATTTGGCAATCAACTGCTCCTGGCCGACCGTATCGCTCAGTTTGCCAAGGCCGCCCAAAGCATCCAGGTTTCCGCCCATGTAGATGAACAGATCCTTGACCTGCATCAGGTAGGCAAGAGATGCCTGATCAACCCCGCCATACTTGGCTTCTCTGGTTGCCTCTGGTCGGTCAGTCCGAATGATGTCTCCGTCGCTAGATTCAGCGATGCGGCGACCATCGTCTTCTTGGCCTGCTTGAACAAGGGTAAGAGTCTTTTGCCGATCAGCCTGCCGACCGAGCTTGCGGAAGACGCGGTTAGCCATCTCGTGCAGATCGATCATCAGCGACACGGGAGGCAAAGGCATCAAGTTGCCCGGAACACTTCCGAAGCCGAGTGTGTAGTAGGGGCCTTCCTCCGGGCCTTCCCACTCCACAACTCTAAGCGGTTCACCAGTAGATACACCGCCACGGTCGTCAGCCTGAAGGGTTACAACTACATTTTCAAGTGGAAGCCAGATGTCCCACAGCTCAACAATCGGTGAGTAATACTGATCACCAAAGTAGTTATCGCTAGTCCCAATTCTCTGTACTCTCTCTTCGCCAAACTCATTGTTTTGCCTGAACTCGCTTGGCTTTAGATCATTGCCCTTCTTGCCAAACATCTTGCTTTGCTTGACAGCTTCAAGGGGCAGGCAGTACCTGTTGCCACAGAACTGGATCTGATCCCATCTCTTTGCTGACATGTCAAAAACAAAATCGTCGAAGTCAACATTGTCAACGAATGGCTGGCCAGGGTCATGCTCGTATCCGTTCATGTCAATGCCGGATGCGGTCAGCCCTGTCTTGACAATACCAAGCCCAAACATTGCATCAAGCACCCACTGCTGCATGGTCTCTTCAAACTTGATGTCTTTGAGTAGCATGTTGAGCGCAGATTCAAACTGACCAGCAACAGGCTCATATTGCCTGTTCTTTGCACGGACCAAAACCTGCGGCCTTCGCGCAGCAATCTGTCTTCTGTAAATCGAGACAGCCATCTCAATAAAGTTGAGTGGCACTCTCTGTTCTGCTCCAGTGTCTGTGTAGTGTGCGCCAACAAACTGCCGGAGAGCATGAAGCCTCTTCTCTCTGTATGGAAGAAGCTGCCTGCGAGAATACTCGATTGCATTCTGGAGGCGTGACGAACTGTTCTTGTCATAGCTGTAGGACATTTACCATTCCAATGCTTTGCGTTTCTTTTCTTCGTACTCTTGTCGCCTCCACAACAATGAGCCATCCGGTACGCCGACCTGGGGCATTTTAACCGGGCCTGTTTTCTGCATTCCTAGCCAAAGCAATGCGTCTGCCGTAGGCCTGTCGCCATGATTTTCTCTAGCGCCAGAGGGGTCTACGGTTCTTAGTGATCGAGAGTGTGTAATCCAGCCGGTAGCTGCAAAGATAATTTCCTTGCATTCTCTCAATGCGTCAATACTTCTGTTGATGAACTTGTTAGTTGACAGAGCTGTCCTGTACTCACTGTACAAGGATCGCTTCTCGTCTTTGGTGGGCCACCATCCGGGGATCTTGTTGACCTTGCCGTCGATAGATTTCTTTCTCCAGATGTTGCGGTATCCCAGCTCCATCACTCTGTCTCCAAAGTTTCTGCCGGGACCAGGAGCTTCCCAGATCATCGTGGCTTCATCTTCGCTGCCACAAAACCACCTGCCAAGCGCAACTGCGTATGTGGCAAGCTGATCTGGTCTCAAGTTGGGTGTGACAAGCTCTGCCACTTTCTCTCCTGTTCTGCAATCACCAACCGAAAGAACGCTGTTACTGCTTCCTGTTCCGGCTGCAATGTCTGCACCAATTGCATATTTTCGGTCTTTTGGCAGATTCCCTTGAGCGTCAGGGTTGACCCAAAGCCGTAAATTGCCCTTTGGCATCTGATCAAAGCCCTCTACCGATGCGTTGACAGCGTTGAACTTGAGTTCTCCAATGGTCATTGGTTTGCGCGCTGTATCTTGCATTAGCTTGTCAAGCATAATTACGTCGAAGAATTGGTAGTCCGACCCCGCGAAGTCGATGTCGAGTTCTTGAGCAATTTCTTGTGGGTTGGCGCAACGCTTGCATTCCTCGTCGTACCACGGACTCCTGGTCTTGCCCTGGCTGTCTTTATATTGACCGGCGGCCTTGATTGGGTGCCTCGTCCAGTGAAGCGTGATCTGAGATATAGTATCGCTTGTTGCGAGGTCATAGAATGCGTTGTTTGTTCCGCTTGGCGTTGAGTTGAAGATTCGACATCTTGTCGCGTCTCGTGTTGACGCGAGCGCTCTATAACCCGCGTCAATATCGAAAGCAGCAAACTCATCAAGACCAATAGCAGTACGACGGTCACCACGAGCAACATCACCAGTTGTAGATTCGCCGTCAATTGTGCTGCCATTGTCTTCGTTCGTCAGTCTTAGTTTGGTGCGGGTAAGCCTGGGTTTGAGCCAGCCAGGCAGGTATTTATGAATGAAATCGATCTTCCAAAAGAGGCTTTTGGGGTTGCCGGGTTTATCGACATAATCCTCGTTTCGGCTCACCAAAAGAAACGACTGACTTGGCCTAAAATGCCACATGTATTCAAATACAGTGAGAAGCATCCATGATGCACCCATATCACGGCTTTTCTTGATCACAATGTCGCGCTTGCCGATGCAGTCGTGCAGTTCGCCAAACGACTCATTCTGGAAATCGTAGGTGATAAAAGGCAGTGTGCCGTCACCAACTCTGGGGTCGTAAGTCCAGCAGAAGGTGTTGATATAGAAGAGCATGTCTCTACTGCACATGATGTACAGCTCTTCGGCAGCCTTCTTGTCGGTGCTGCCCATCTGAACCATCTCTTCTCGGAACTTGAGGTTCTGAGCTGGATCTTTGGGTACTAGGTCGTAGAACTCATTCTGCACCTTCGTACTTCTTCCATATGTTGCAGCAGGTCACCATCGTGCTGTGCCTCAGTCCCAGAGCCTCTGCCGCAAGATTCAGGCCCAGGCTGGGAGACAGAACCTCCATAGCAATGACGCAAGCCCTGTGCCTGGCTGTCATTGCAGCTCTGCCCCTGTCCTTGAGGAATTGCTTGTCACTGACACCAAGCTCGTGGCATATCTCCTGCTTGGCCCTTTTGACAAAATCAACCGCGCTCTGGCCCCTCAACCCATTACTGAAAGGCCGACCCGCTGGCGCGGGTATATGTCCGATATTATTCACTTTCTTCTTCCTTCTCTGATGCCTTCTTTATTCGATCAATGATCGATAGCACTCGACGGCCATCATCTTCCATTCGGTTGTCTGCGTCAAGCTGTTGTCTCGTGGGAAGAAGTTTTGTGTATATCTGACCCCAAAACTGAGCTTCGGCCTGCGGGCTGCTCTTTACCCAGCAGAGCATCGACCACGCCTCGCTGCTCGGAGCGTCCTCTGGCTTGGGGTCGCTGACACGGATATTGGCTGCCACCCACTCGACAGTCCTTGGCGTACTGCAAGTCTTCTCCTCGAACACAGATCCAGAAACGTCCAATTCGGTCACACTGCGTCGTGTCGGACGCGACTCTGATTTGACCGTTTTGACAATCCTCTCACGGGGAGGATCGTCCGAACCAAGCGGGTCCTCCATCACCTCGTCGTAGGCAGCCTTCCAGGCCTCGTCTGGTATCTTGCCATCCTCTTTGTGCCTCTCCCTGGCTGTGACGAACTCCTTCCACTTGCCACTGTCAACGACCCGCTTGCGCATGTCGGCCTTGGCCATCCTGCGGTACTGCTCATGTTTCGGGGGTTGTGCCATCATCCACATCCTTCTTATCAATCAATCGGCACTTCTTCTCGATCTGGATCATAAAAATGTCGATCCTGTCGGCCACATAATGAATATCACGCTCATTGTCGCCCTTGACATCAGGGTGGCTGGCAATGTCACGCAGAACCGTGGCCAGACCCCTGGCCGCTGTCAATGTCTCAATGCCGCTGTAGCCATCGATATGCTTGGTCACAGCATATGTGCCAACAACGCCAACGCGATTTGTCCTGCCGTCCCAAGAAGCACGGGTGGCTGTTTGGTAGTTGTTAGGGTCGAAGTTGAATCTCGGACCCTCTTGCTCTTCTGATCCCATTCTTCGATCCTTGCTTCTCTGGCAATGAGACAATGCTTTGTTGATGCGAGCCATTTTTACCACATTCTGAAAATAGGGGGCGGTTGCTTGGGGGTATATTATACGAAAGCCGAGCCGGGGGGGTGGGATGGTCCAAATCTCGGAGACCCCCCCATCTTGCCAGCGTGCGCACTAAAACATGATAGATTGATCGCCAGCCGCCCGGCCCGGGTCGCCCGGCCTTGCCATGGCAAGCTCTGGGTCTGCGTCCGCTGGGCGTGTCCCGGTCCGTCTCGAGGTGCTTGCTTGCTAGGCGT